TTGATGCTCGTGCAGAAGACGCTGCAAGTTTTGATTGGAGTCCTATAGACGACGCAAGCACTTACAAGTGGATCTGTCGCAGTTGGCAGCGGACCCATCAATACGCAAACATCAATATCATCACGGCCACCTTTGAGCAGGTATTTGAACCGTAATGGCTATCCCTGTTTCCGAGCTACAGAAGATCAACCCAAGCAGCATTATCGAGCTGTTTGAGCTGGTCACCGTCGAGGCCCTGCATGGCTCTGCGACGACATATCGTTTTCACGCTGGCAGCACGGATGTTGGCTCTGGAGATATTGTTTGGGACGGCAATACTTACACCAAATTTCCAATCCAAATTGAAGGTTTTGAATACAACGCAGAAAGTGGGAGCCTACCAAGACCGACAATTAGGGTCGCAAACCTTCTAGGGACTATCACCACGATCTTGCTTGGTGTCAACGCAACTACGCCTGGCAATGACCTGACTGGTGCCAAAGTCACCCGCATCCGCACTTTGGTGCGTTATATCGATGATGTTAATTTTGACGGCGGCAGCAATCCATTTGGGACGCCAGACACTTCAAGCAAGCTGCCTGATGAAATTTATTATGTCGCTCGAAAGGTAAGCGAGACAAGGGATATTGTTACTTTCGAATTGGCTGCGGCTTTTGACCTAGCTGGTATTCGTGCGCCAAAACGTCAATGCAGTGCAAATCTTTGCTCCTGGATTTACAAGGGTTCAGAATGCGGCTACGCAGGCAGCAATTATTTTGACGAAAACGACAACACCGTAACTAGCTCTGCTGATGATAAATGCGGCAAGCGTCTAAATAGTTGCGCGATTCGTTTTGGATCAACTGCTGAGCTACCTTTCGGGGGATTCCCTGGCATTGGCGCATTTAACGGATGAAGGCGACTGCTAAAGCAAGAGCACTGGAGCACGCTAAGGCGGAGGACCCGCGGGAATCATGCGGTTTGCTCGTCATCGTTAAGGGTCGCGAGCGGTATTGGCCATGTAAAAATTTGGCCGAGACAACCGAATTTTTCATACTCGATCCAGTCGATTACGCTGCCGCTGAGGACAAGGGTGAAATCGTAGCAGTCATCCATAGTCATCCTGTTACGCCACCTGTTCCCAGCGAGGCTGATCGTGTTGCTTGCGAGAAGTCTGGACTGCCGTGGTACATCGTCAATCCAAAGACTGAGCAATGGGGTGAACTGTCGCCTGAAGGCTACAAAGCACCTTTGATTGGACGCTCCTGGGTTTGGGGTGTCTCTGATTGCTGGACATTGGTTCGTGACTGGTATTCAGAGCAAGGCCTTGAGCTTCCTGATTGGGATCGTCCGGTGACGCCCGATGAGTTCAATGCAAATCCCATGTTTGATAATTGCTGGGAGGAGGCTGGGTTTTACGAGGTTGATATCAGCGAAATGCAGCCAGGTGATGCAATGCTGATGGCCATCGACTCAGGCAAGCTCAATCACGTTGGGGTTTACATCGGCGATCAAATGGTTTTGCATCATTTGCGTGGTCGTTTGAGCAGCAGAGATTTATTGGGTGAGTGGCTTTTAAAATGCACAGGACGAGTGCTGCGCCATGGAACGAGAAGTTAGGCTTTATGGGCCTTTGGCCAAGTTTGTTGGCCAGCGCAAGTTTTTAGCTGAGATCAGCAGCGCAGGAGAGGCTGTCCGGATGCTGTTAGCCAATTTTCCGGGCCTTGAGAGGCATATGGCTGATCAGTACTACAAGGTCATTGTTGATGGGATCGAATCGGATGTAAAAGAGATTAATTATCCTGCTAGCCAGACGATCAAGATCGTCCCTGTTTTAGGTGGTGCTGGTGGCGGTGTTGGCAAAATTATTGCTGGTGTTGCCTTAGTTGCAACTGCGATTGTTCTTGGCCCTGTTGGTGGTGGTTTTCTTGGCCTGGGCATGGGCGTAGGTGGAGGTGTTGGTTTTGGTGCTTTAGGTACGGTCGCGTCAACTTTGATTGGTGCTGTTGGTGCCTCTTTGGTGCTTGGCGGTACTTCGCAACTTTTGAGTCCAACACCTCAAATTGGTCAAATTGGTCCTGCGTCGACTAGTGGTGGTTTCCGTCAAGCAACGACTGAAGGCACGGAAATGGATCCGCAAGAGTCGTACAGCTTTAGCGGAATTCAAAACACCTCAAGAATGGGATTGCCCGTACCCTTGGTGTATGGAGAAACTGTCGTTGGATCGGTAGTTATCTCTGCTGGCATCGACGTTGACACGATCTGACAATGGCTGAAAAAGAAACCAAGCAGATCATTGGCGCTGGCGGTGGCGGCGGTGGTGGTGGTGGTGGTCAAACGGTCGTTCAACAGACGGTTGTTGTTCAGCAGTCGGCCCCACCAGCTGTTAGGACACCGACTAGGACTAGCGACAACCTGGCCTCTACAGCCAATGCCAGCATTCTTGATTTGCTGAGTGAAGGCGAGATTGAAGGATTTCCGTCAGCTCGAGCTTATACCAGGGGAACAGATAATTACAACTTGGCATTGCTTAAAGATGTCTTTTTGACTGATACGCCGATCTTGCGTGCTGGCGCTGATGTAACCAACCTTGCGGACGCGGATTACAACTTTAAAGGCGTCACGGTAAAAACCAGATACGGCACCAACGCGCAAACTTATATCGATGGTTTCGGCGCAACAGAAGATGTAAAGAGTGTCAATGCTGAGATCACAAAAGACACGCCAATCACGCGGCAAATAACCGATACCAATGTCGATGCAGTCCGCGTCAGCATTGCGGTGCCAAGGCTTGAGCGTGGAACTGCCCAAGGTGATGTTCTTGGTACTAGCGTCGAGTTAGACATCCAAGTTCAGTACAACGGCGGCGGCTTTACTAGCGCTAAGACTGACACGATAAGCGGCCGTACTGCTGATAAGTATGAGCGCGATTATCTGATCACTTTAGATGGAGCATTTCCTGTCGATATTCGTGTTGTTCGAGTTTCTGACGACGCGACAGATACGAACGTCAATCCAACTTTTTTTACAACGTATACCGAAATTATTTACGAAAAACTTCGCTATCCAAACAGCGCATTAGCGGCTATTCGTTTTCAAGCAGAACAGTTTAATAGTATTCCTGCCCGCTCTTATCGCATTCGTGGCATTAAGGTCAAGATTCCCAATAATGCAACTGTTGATTCTGACACTGGCCGTTTAACTTACAGCGGCACTTGGACCGGTACGTTTGGCGCTGCGCAATGGACTACCTGTCCAGCGTGGATACTTTATGACCTTTTAATTTCTAAAAGGTATGGATTTGGTGATCACATTGCCGAATCTCAGCTTGATAAATTTGCGTTTCTTTCTGCTAGTCAATACGCAAATGAGCTGGTTGATGATGGCACGGGCAACAATACAAAAGAGGCTCGTTTCAGCTGCAACGCGCTGATTCAAAATCAATACGAAGCTTACAAGCTAGTCAATGACCTTTGTTCGGTCATGCGCGCGCAGCCGTTCTGGGCCACGGGTTCGCTGACGATCTCGCAGGATAAGCCGACTGATTCCAGCTACCTGTTCAACCGCTCAAACGTTCTTGAGCCTGGTTTTAGCTATGCGGGTTCTGATCTAAAAACTCGCCATACAGTTGCTGTCGTCAGCTACCTCGATCTCAATTCACGTGAGCAAAATTACGAAATTGTTGAGGATCGCGACGCCATTGAAAAATATGGCTGGGTAGCTACACAAATCAAAGCTTTTGCCTGTACATCAAGAGGGCAAGCAAACAGGCTGGGGCAATGGATTTTATATTCCGAGCAAAACGAAACCGAGGTTATTAGTTTTACCTCTTCAATTGATGCGGGTGCACTAGTTCGTCCTGGCGCTGTTATCGACGTTCAAGATCCTGTGCGTGCTGGCGTTCGATACGGCGGTCGCATTGCAAGTGCAACCACAACTGTCATTACGGTTGATGACACAACTGATTTACCAGCGTCCGGGGGTACTCTTTCTGTTTTGTTGTCTGATGGCAGCGTAGAAACCAAGTCTGTTGACAGTCGTGATGGGGCCGCAATAACCGTTAGCAGTGCGTTCTCATCTGCACCCAACTCAAATAGTGTTTGGATTTATCAAACCGATGGCGTCCAGACGCAACAATATCGCGTACTGACAATTCAAGAAAAAGAAGGCAATTTATACAATATTACTGCCCTCAAATACAACGCAAGTAAGTATGACTATGTCGAGCGCGGTTTTGAACTTGCTACACGTGACATTACCAATCTCAATCCAATTCCCAATCCACCAACAAGCCCTGCGGCCGTAGAGAAATTTTACGCTGTTGACAACAAAGCAAAAGTCAAAATTGTTGTTAGCTGGGCTGGAATCAAAGGTGTACCTCAGTATAAAGTTCGTTATCGAGCAGATAATGATAATTGGCAAACATTAGTCGTTGCAAGACCTGACGTAGAAATACTTGATACCCGAGCTGCTGAATATCAAATTCGCATTTATAGCGTCAGTGCATTGGGACGCCAATCAACTAGTTTCGCAAGCTTGACGTTTAATGCGATTGGCAAAACGGCCGTCCCTGCAGATGTTCAAAATCTCACCTTTGAGCCAATCAGCGCAAACTCTGGTCGTCTTCGGTGGGATGAAGCAACTGATCTTGACGTAAAAGCTGGCGGTAAGGTTTACATCCGCCATAGCAACCTTACTGACGGGTCAGGCACTTGGAGTAATAGCGTCAATCTGATTGAGGCGAAGGCAGGGAATTCGACAGAAGCGATCATCCCGCTTGTAGAGGGCGAGGTGATGGTGAAGTTTGCCGATGATGGCGGCAGACTTAGCACTAACGAAACCAGCGTGATTATCGACTTGCCTGACACGTTGGGCAGGCTTGCAGTCGAGACACGCCGAGAGGATCAAGACGTTCCGCCCTTCCAAGGGACGCGGACTGATGTCTTTT